ACCAGTCCATCCAATCGCATCGCCGTCAGCTCACCGAAGAATTCACGCCGGTTCGGGATCACCTTTTGGCACGCCTTAAACGCGTCGCTCGTGCCGCGCGCGTTCTCGCTTGGGCTGAGTTGTATGCCGCGCTGTTCTGCCGCGCGGAAGACTTGCAGTATCTCTACGCGTTTCGATTGTCGCAACAGTGAGCGTGCAAAGGCGGCGCTTGCGACCTGACCAAATCGCCGAAACACTTTGCCGGCGGTATCAAACTCGAGCTTGATCTCGCCCTGAAGCGGGCCGAGGTTGCACTTCTCGTGGCGCAACGACACCGCGTCGTTCTCGCGCGTCATCGCCCAGCGGCTGCGCGCCGAGTTGTTCCAGGCAGTCGAGCCCGAAAACGTCGTATTGGTGTCGACCCCCGCGCCCATGCGCACGCTCGCCTTGTCGACGTGCGCGAGCAGCAGCACCGCGGCGCCCGAGTGATGCGCAATCGCATTAAGGCTACGCATGAACCCACGCACCTCTGCGCGGTCGTTCTCGTTGGCACTAAAAACGTCTGAGGCGTTGTCGAGAATGACAACATCTGCCTGGTGTCGCTCGACGGTGTCGGCGAGCCACTGCATTCGCGCGGTCGGCACGCCCTCGCGCCAGAGCACGCAGTCGTGCTGCGTCAAATCGTAAGCGACGAGCCGGCCATTCAGATCGGAGAGCGTAGCGCCTAGGTCGGCGACGATATTGCCCAGCCGAAAATGCACCGTGCGCGTCTCGTCCTCGGCACTGATCACGAGCACGCGACACGTCTCGACGCTCTCGCCCAAGAATGGCGCACCGAGCGCGAGGCTTGCCGCCAGCTGCAGCGACAGGTTCGACTTACCGACGCCACCGTTGGCCGACAGCAGCGTCGTCGTGCGTGCCGGGAGCCAGCCCGCCCAGCGAAAGAGTGCGGGCTCGGGGACGCCCTGGGCGAGGGTTGACCAATCGAGTGGACTAAGCTCCGCCGGCGCCTCTGGCGCCTTCTGGCCGCCGAGGTTAATAGTAATTGGCGCAAGCGGCTCCGGTCGGAACCGCTCCGCGCCCTGCACCATGCGCGGGATTTCGTTGTAGCGCGACTGCCACCGCTCGAGCTCAGTTGGTGAGCCTGGGCGCGCGGCGTCCATCAACCCGCGCAGGTGATTGACGACGGCACCGCCCGAGGCGCCCGACGCGACGAGCTTCGCCGAGAGCTTGATCAGCGGGTCGTGGTAGCTTTCGCCGCTGATGATGCGGCGCATCAGCTCGGCGTTCTCCGCATCCGAGGGTGCGTCTTTAACGCTCTGCGTTAAACGCGAGACGCGACTGCGCACTCCGTCAAGGTCAATCCCAAAGACGCCCAGCGCGTCCTCGAGGGTAAGCCGGTTCTCGGGGCGCCACTCGCGCAAGCTGACTGGCGAGTTGCGGCCGCCCTTGCCGTTGACGCCCTGGGGCAGCCGGCAGTAACGCACCGCGTTGTTGCCGCTTGCGTCGGCGCGCACGAGCTGCGCGTCGGCCATCGTCTGCATCACCGCATCGACAAGCGCCGCGTCGCGCACGTTCGCGTCCTCGGGGTCAAGCAGCACCCCGATCTGGTGATTTCCTGGGCTCGTTTCGATGATGAACGACGGCGTGCCGTTGAGCTCGCCGGGGTCGGCGTCGTCCGCGACCAGCGCGGCGAGGCTTGCAAAATTGTTCTTGCTGCGCCGCGGGCGCTCGCCATTGAGCGTAAGCCGAGCGACTGAGTAGTAGGTATTCTGCTCAACGCGGCGGTCGATCATCAGCTTCGCGTTGGTCGTCCCAACGTAAAGCTGCCCCGCCCAGGCGTCAGCGCCAACCGCGTTTGGATCGCCCGCATAACAGGCAATCCAGCCGTGGACGCCCTCCCCCAGCGGGCCGTATACGGCCTCGAGAAATTCCGAGTTACTGACCATCCCAAGCCGCCGCTTTACTTAATGTTTACGAGGTCGTTGAGCGAGAGTTCAATCTGCTCCTTTTTGGCGCGCTTAAGGAGCGCACCCCAGTGGCGTTGCGGGACGTGCCCGCCCGTGCCGCGCTTTTTCGCGGGCATCATCCAGCGCGAGACGGCGCTCGGATTGAGTTGCAAGACGCGTGCGGTAGCACGCACGCCGCCAAATTTGGCGACCACTTCACGAGCAGGAGACAGTTGCTTCGACATTGTTTTTCTCGGGGCGAATTGCAGGAAGTGGCCGAAGGTGCTTTAATGATGCGGAATTGTCAACACGCCAACATTAGGCGAACGAGGAACGTGGCAAACATGAAATCGCAAAAGGTCAACACAGCTTGGTTTAAGGACCGGCTCGCCGAGCGTGACATGTCGTTACGCAGGCTGGCGAAGCTGATGAAACTCGACCCGTCGGCTGTTTCTTTAATGCTGCGCGGTCGACGCACGATGAGCGCCGACGAGGCGAACAAAATCTCGGGGTTGCTGACGATTCCAGTTACCGAGGTACTGGCGCAGGCGGGTCTGACGATTGAAGACGACGCGCGGCAGATGCAAATCAAAGCAACGATTGATTCGCGTGGAGTGCTGACGTCGATCACCGCAAAAAATCCCCGCAGAATGGCCGCGCCTCGCGACGTGCCGGGCAACGGCATCGCTGCCCAGGTGCGTGCGCCAGAGTTGCTACAAGACGGTTGGGTTATTTTTGCGGGCGCATTTGACGCCCGAGTGGACGCGCTGATCGACCGCCTGTGCATCCTCGAGCTACGCGGCGAGGGGCATCGCGTTGGCACGCTCAAGCGCGGCTACGAGGATGACCGCTTTAACGTCGTGCCGTTCATTGGCGGTGGCGTCTACGAGAACGTCGTTGTCAAGGCCGCGGCCCCGGTGCTGTGGATTCGCCCGGTGTAAACCGGGTTTTTGTCGCAGGTGTTGAGATATTTGCATTGCTGTGTTACGTTCGCATTTGCCCCACCACGAGGCATTAACATGACAGCAGAAAAACTCGCCGCGGACTGGCTGGCCGCGAAGCGTGAAGAATTGGAAGCCACCAACCGACGCCTGCAAATTGAGGCCGACATTCTAAAGCTGATGCCGGCTAAAGAGGAAGGCTCGAGCACGACGATGCTGGGCAACGGCTGGCGCGTAAAAACGACGGGTAAGTTGACTTATCGCGCCGAAATTGACCGGCTCCTGCAGCTCTGTGCGGCGTGGCCGGCGGAAGCGAAGCCGGTCAAGACAAAGGTTGAGGTTGACGAGTCGCTGCTCAAAGCGATCCGCACCGACCGCCCTGATCTTTGGCGGCAGATCGCCCCAGCCATTACCGTCAAACCTGCTAAGACCTACATCGTGATCGAGGAACCCGCAAATGGCATTTGATCTGAAGTCCATACGAAAAAACGAATCGCTCGCGGCTCCACGCGTGCTGGTGTACGGCGTCGAAGGAATTGGCAAGTCGTCGTTCGCCGGCAGCGCGCCGGCGCCGATTTTCATTCCCACAGAAGACGGGCTCGGCAGCCTGCAGGTTGAGCACTTCCCGATTGCGAAAGCCCCAGGCGACGTGCTGTCGGCAATTGGCGCGTTGTTTGAAGGCGATCACAGTTTTCGCAGCGTCGTCATCGACTCGCTTGATTGGCTCGAAACCTTGATATGGCGAGAGGTCGAGGCGAAGTACGACGCGAAAGACCTTGCCTATGGAAAGGGAGCCATGATCGCTGCAGACAAGTGGCGCGAAATTCTGGATGGGCTGAACGCTTTGCGTAACGAGCGCGGAATGATTGTGATTCTGATTGCACACTGCGAAATAAAGCGTTTCGACTCGCCCGAGACGGAGCCCTACGACCGCTACCAGCCGAAGCTGCAAGCGCGCTCGAGCGCCCTGGTGCGCGAGTGGGCGGACGCGGTGATGTTCGCGAATTACAAGACCGTCATCAAAAAAGACGAGGTCGGTTTCAACAAGACCGTCGCGCGCGGTATCAGCACGGGAGAGCGTTTGCTTTTCACGTCGGAGCGCCCCGCTTACATGGCAAAGAATAGGTACAGCCTGCCGGAAAGCATCGCGCTCTCTTGGGAGGCATTTGAAAACGCAATCGCAAACTGAGGAAACTGTTATGCCAAGTTTTAGTTTTGACGCAGCAAACCACATCGCCGCCCAAGCTCCTTCGCGCGGTCCCCTGCCCCGCGGCATGTACGAGGTGATGGTGATCGCCTCGGACCTCAAGACGACGCAGGCTGGCACCGGCGAGTTCATCGAGCTCACGCTGCAGGTCGTCTCAGGCGAGCACGCTGGGCGCCGGCTATGGGATCGACTAAACGTCAGCAATCCTAATAAACAGGCCGAGGACATCGCGCGCCGCCAGCTGCAGTCGCTTTGCCTTGCCTGCAAGGTCAACAACATGACCAACACCGAGCAGCTGCACGACATCCCGGTGCTGGCCGAGATTGACCTAGATCGGAAAGACCCGACGCGGAATCGCGTCATGGGATACGCCACGACATCAAGTGCCCAGGCTGCGCGGCCTGCCGCGACACCTTCCCCCTCGTCGAAGCCGGCCGCGCGGCCCTGGGAGCGTAAGTAATGGCGCGAGTGCCTGCGAGTCAGCACACCACCGGGGAGGCCGTTATTAAGTGGCGGGGTGCGCAGCCGCAGGAACACCGCGAGCATTTGGGCGCGTCGGTGATCGGTCATCCCTGCGACCGATACCTTTGGAACGTCTTTCGTTGGGCGGCAACCCCCACTTGGGACGGTCGAATGCTCCGCCTCTTTGATCGCGGTAAGCGCGAGGAGGCAGTTGTCGTCGACGAGCTACGCGCGATTGGCGTTGAGCTGCACGTCGAAGAGAACGGCCAGCAGATCAATGTGCGCGACGAGAGCGGTCACTTCGGTGGCAGCGTTGATGGTATTGGTTGCGGATTCCCCGAGGCGCCCAAGTCGTGGGCGATCCTCGAGGTGAAGACGCACAACGCCAAGAGCTTCACCGAGATGCGCAAACTAGGCGTCGCTGAAAGTAAGCCGCAACACTACGCGCAGATGCAGGTTTACATGGGGCTGCTCAATGTTGAACGAGCGCTCTACTTCGCCGTTAACAAAGACAACGACGAAATTTACACCGAATGGGTCCACTATGAAAAAGAAGCGTTTGATCAGCTACTGGCGCGCGCCCGACGCGTGCTCGAGGCCAAAGAACCGCCCGTCAAGCTCAGTGACGATCCTGCGTACTGGCAATGCAAAGGCTGTCAGTTCTTCTCGATTTGTCACGAGCAGAAGGTCGCGGAAGTTAGTTGTCGAACGTGTTGCCATGCGTCACCTGTTGCCAGTGGAGCATGGCGGTGCGAATTGCACAGTGCGGTAAGACACAAAGGGCAGCAAATCGCGGCGTGCGACTCGCATTTGTTCATTCCTGCGCTCGTGCCGTTTGGCGAGCCCGTCGATGGTGGCGAAAGCTTCATAGAGTATCGGCACAAAGAAACGGGCGCGACGTTCAAGAACGGGCCGGGCTTTTACTCGAGCCGCGAGCTCTCGAAGTCCTGCGCCGGCACCGTGACTGAGCCGGTTGTGGAAGCCATGCGCGCGACTTTTAGCGCAAAGGTCGTCGCAAGCAAGCCGCGTCGCAAGGTGGACTTGTCCAAGCTGCCGCCGGCTGTCGAGGAGCCTTTCCACGACGATCCGATTCCGTTTTGAGGTGAAGCAATGTTAGTCAAAGAATTTGACATTGTTGAACGCCCAGCACACTACCTGCGCGGCGAGATTGAGTGCGTCGACGCGATTCGCGCGCAGCTCACCGAGAGTGAATGGCGAGGATATCTGCGCGGGCAAATTTGCAAATACAACTGGCGGCTTGGGTCGAAGGAAGAAAGCGACGCCGGCAAGCTGCTTTGGTACGCAACTTGGCTTGCAGGAAAAGACCCCCGTGAAAAGTGACAAGACGCCGCGCAACCATCATCCATGGCGAACAACGTGGAGTGAAAATGAGAGACAACGTCGAAGTGTTGGTGAATCTGCTGGTGGCGATTCTCGCAATCGGAGTGAGCTTCGTCGGAGTCGCCATGCTGGTCGGGTCGTGGTTCGCCATCGCCCGCATCAGTTATGAGCAAGTCCTGTACTGGTACACGCTGATCTAATGGGCGGCAGGATGTCAAGGAATAAAGGCGCCGCGGCCGAGCGCGAGCTCGCGCAGCTGCTCACTGACGAGCTCGGGTTTGTGGTCAAGCGCAAGCTCGGCCAGGCGCGCGACTCAGGCGACGACATTCAGATTGGCAAGTTTCGGATCGAGGCCAAGCGTCGCGAGACGCTCGCCCTGCCCGCCTGGTGCCGGCAGATTGAGCAGCACTGCGAGCTTGGCGAGGTGCCCATCGTGGCCTACCGCCAGAACGGCCAACCGTGGCGCATCGTGATGAAGTTAGAGGACTTTTTGCCATTGCTGCGCGGGGAGTTGACGAGTGGCTAGAGTGTTGAGAGAATCGCAACAGCCAGTGCAGTTAGATACACTGGTTGACGCGGCGGGGCAGCTCGGTGTTAGCGTAAAGACGCTCCGCCGGCTGGTTGATAAGGGAGCAGTGCCAAGTTATCGCTTTGGCACCGCGATCCGAGTCGACGTCGCGGAGGTTCTTGAAGCAACCAAACGAGGCAAACCATGTCAATCTTCAAACGAGGCAAGACGTTTTACATCGACATTGCGCTCCCCAGCGGGAAGCGACTCAAACAGTCTGCTCAGACTGCTGATCGCAAAGCAGCGCAGGAACTCCATGACCAGCTAAAGGCGCAGCTCTGGCGCCAGGTCAAACTTGGTGACAAGCAGCCGCGCTCGCTCACCGAGGCCGCCGAGCGTTGGCTCGCCGAGCACAAGGACGACGGCGCGATCCGCGACTACACGCACCACTTGGCTTTTTGGTGCGCTCGCGCTGAAGGGATGTCGCTCACCGACATTTCGCGCAGCTGGGCCGCCGAGCAGATCGAGGGGCT